TCAACCCAGCGGAAGCCGCCGTGTGCGCTGGCGCTGGTCGTGCGTGCGCCTGCAGGCACGGTGACAGCGCCGCCGTGGCTGAAGATGTAAGTGAATGTCTCTTTGACGTACATGATGATTTGCTCCTGTTGCTGATAAGGGTGGGGGCCGGAGCCCCCGTTGGGTTAACGGTAAGTGACTGTGATCTTGCCACCACCGCGACGCTGCTGCGCCTTGTGGCCTGCGGCCTTCAGTTCTTCGACGCGGGCGTGTGCTGCGCTGTAGGTCTTGAAGTACTCGCGCTTGATATCGGCCTCGACCTTGCGCTCTTGAAGCGGCTGGCCGTGAACCTTTTCGCGCAGGTCGACGAGCGCTTGCGCGTCAGCACGGGCGTTGCGAGCGGTGCTGCGGTGGTTCGTGCGGGCGATTTCGACCTGACGGTCGAAGTCAGCGTAGCGCGGCTGAGTTGCTTCGAACTCGGCGCGGTCAACGAACTTGGTCTCGCGGAAACGACGGTTGCGGTCGAAGCGGTACGGGCCGACCTCGACCAGCACCTTTGTGATGTCGGCTTCGGCTGCGGCTTCGTGCTTCTCTGCGAACTTGACTATGGCGGCGACGGTCGCGACGTTGACGGCAGTGTCGAGTTCCAATGGCAACTCGTCAGATCCGCCACAGGTGCCGTTGAAAAAGCCGTACTCGGTGGTGTAGCCGTGCTTGGCTATTAGACCAGTATTGATGTGAACAGCCTGACGGCGGCCGCAGGCTTGGCAGGTTCCGGTGTGGGTCGATGCGATAGACATTTGATGTACTCCATTTGCGTTGTTGATTTGCCCTCTCTAAACGATGCAATCTGGGGTTGCAATAGCTAAAATGAAAAAAGTTGCAAAAAAGTTTGCAGCATTTGCAGCGCGGTGCATCACGCTGCATGGTGATGCGTGCTGCAAATCTGCAACGTACATCATGCATCATCACTTAACCTTCTTTTCCAAGTTGATGATGCGTGATGTACGGATGCAAGTAAAGTGGTGTATAGATGTGGTGTTGCGTTGGCTGTTGCGTTGTGGCATATGGCAGCCCTCGAACAAAAAGGAGTATCGGGCCGTGTGGACTAATGCAGATGAGGTGAATGCTTTCATCGAGGATCATAAGGGCGGTAAGTGGGCCGTCGGGGATAGGTGCGTTCTGCCGGACATCGAGCAGGCGTATGAGGTGATTGCCGTGAGGCCGTTCAAGCACAGGGGGAAGTTCCGTCTGTTTGTGGATCTGGAGGCGGCCTGCGCGGTCGATGACTGCGGCGCGTACTTCATCGTGACCAAGGAGGTGCATCAGTGGATGGCCTCGCCTCACCTGACGCGCTGCTGTCCTGCGCATCGCTTTGGTTTTGGGACGCCGATGCCGAACGCGTGGAAGACACAGGAGCAGATTGCCCAGATCCCAGTGAAAGTGAAGAAGGTGAAGCAGCCTCGTGTTGGTGCCAACGAGCGGGCGTTGCTGGATGCGATTGAGGACTTGTCGTTGGTGTACGACAGCGTGCCCTCGTCTGTGCTGGTTGTGCATGCCGTTGAGAAGCTGCCGAGAGGTGCTTCGGGCAAGCGTGACACGCGCGGGCAGTCCGTTGTTCGGGCTCTCAAGGGGTTGGTTGACCGAGGGCGTGTTCAGTTGGATCGTGGTGCCGTGCTGCTATGAGGGTTGCGCATCGGCGTTGCCGGTGTTATCTGGGCCGTGACTGGAAGCCCTGTCGATATTACGGAGCAAGCAGATGCCATACCCGGCCAAGAAGAACCCCAAGCTCATCGAAGAAGTGCTGTCGCGTATCGCGCAAGGCGAGACGTTGGCTGCGCTCGGCCGTGAATTGGACTTCCATCCCCAGAGTTGGGCTGATTGGATGCGCGCAGACGAAGGCTTGGCCATCGCGTACGCAGACGCGCGCGACACGGGCCATGACGTCATCGCCGACGACGTGCTGCAAATCATCGACAGCGTGCCTGCGCAGGGCGAAGAGATCCAACGCGCAAAACTTCGCGCAGAGTACCGCCTCAAGCTGCTGGCGAAGTGGAACCCGAAGAAGTACGGCGACAAGCAGACGGTCGACGTCGGCAACAAGGAAGGCGAGACGTTGAAGGTCGAGGGCAAGCCAATCGACCCGCTGGTCGTGTCGGCCCTGACCGAGGCACTGCTCACGCAGAAGACCGACAAATGATTTGGAACCCGTGGCGCAAGATCCGCGAGTTGCAGGCCGACCTCGACAAGGCGGTGCGCGAGCGCAACGACTTTGAGTTCGAGCTATCCCGCGCATGTGATCGCTACGACAAGGTGCGTGAGATGAACACCCAGCTGCGCGACGCCCTGAGCCTGTACCGGAACGCTTGATGGCCAGCGCGCCGCTCACCCTTGCTGATGGCCGCGTGGTCGAGGTCGACCCGGTCAGCGTCATGAAGAGCGACGACTACGTCAAACTCTTCGTCGAGTGGCAGGCGCGCTGGAAAGCCACAGCGCGCGACAGTCAGATCCCACCCTTCACCCCGTGGACCGAGTGTGGCTACCTCGCTGGGCGCGGCTTCGGCAAGACACGCGTCGGGGCCGAGTGGCTCACGCGCGCCGTGTTCCTCGATCCGTCGGGCTTCGACAGCTGCGTGATCGCGCCGACCTATCAGGACGTGAAGTTCACCTGCTTCGAAGGCGAGAGCGGCATCCTGTCCGTGCTGCCGCCCGAGCTACTGGTAGAACACAACAAGTCGGACATGATTATCAAGATGCGAAACGTCGCAGGTGGTGTCAGCACGATACGCGGCTTCACGGCCGAGAAGCCTGAGCGACTGCGCGGCCCGCAGCACACGCGCGGCTGGTTCGATGAGCTGGCAGCGTGGCAGTACGACGAGGACACGTGGGACATGGCCATGATGGGCCTGCGTCTGGGCGTCGCGCCGCAGGTGCTGTGGACGACAACGCCAAAGCCAAAGGAACTGATCCGCAAGAGCAAGCGGCACATCGAGCGGGGCTCGACCTTCGACAACAAGGCCAACCTGCCCGAGAGCTTCTTCAAGCAGCTGGAGCAGTACGAAGGCACGACGCTCGGCCGACAGGAACTGTACGGCGAGCTTATCGACCCCGAAGAGAGCGGCATCGTCAAGCGCAGCGACTTCAGGCTCTGGCCTGCCAAGCGCGTGCTGCCGCCGCTGGACTACATCATCCTGTCCCTCGACACGGCCTTCACCGAGGCAACGTACGACAAGAAGAAGGGCGACGCGGACAGCACGGCCTGCGTCGTGATGGGCAGCTTCCACGACAAGGAAGGCAACAGCCACCTGATCCTGCTCGACTGCTGGTCGGAGCAGATGGGCATGCCCGACCTGATCAAGCGCGTGAAGAAGGAGCTGAACGTCAGCTACGGCGACGATCAGGACACGGCCCTCATCAAGCCCATGTTCGGCAGCGCCAAGCCATTGACGGCAGGCCGCAAGCCAGACCTCTGCCTGATCGAAGACAAGGGCAGCGGCATCAGCCTGCGCCAGATGCTCGAACGCGAAGGCATCGAGGCGTACGCGTACAACCCCGGCCGCGCCGACAAGCTGGCGCGCCTGCACATGGTCAGCCACATCTTCGCACGCAAGCGCATCTGGCTGCCCGAGAGCGACAAATATCCGGGCCGCCCACGCACATGGGTCGAGCCAATGTTGGCGCAACTCTGCGCGTTTACCGGCCCCGGAAGCGTCAAGCATGACGACTATGTTGACGCCATGACGCAGTGCATCAGGCTTTGCATCGACAAAAACCTTGTGTCTGTGCTAAAGACTGCCAAACCCGGTGAGGTTCTACGGCCGCCGCCGAAGGTTGTCCCGAACCCGTACGCCATTTGAAGGATTGATCTATGGTCGAAGAAGACGAACTGCCGGAAGGCGAGATGGTTGAACTGGAGGACGACGCGGTTGACGTCGAGGACACCGAGGACGGCGGCGCTATCGTCACGCTCGACGAGGAAGATCCGGCCGCAGGCGAGAGCGAGTTCTACGCCAACCTCGCCGAGACCATGCCCGAGCCGGACATGGCGCGGATTGCCAGTCAGTTCCTCGACCTAATCAGCAAGGACAAGGACGCGCGCAAGAAGCGCGACGAGCAGTACGAGGAAGGCCTGCGTCGCACCGGTCTGGGCGACGACGCCCCCGGCGGCGCGCAGTTCCAAGGCGCGTCGAAGGTCGTTCACCCCATGCTGACCGAGGCCTGCGTCGACTTCGCGGCCCGATCAATCAAGGAACTGTGGCCCGCGAACGGCCCCGTCAAGGACATGGTCGTTGGCGACACCGACCAGAAGAAGGTCGACAAGGCCAAGCGCAAGTCGGCCCTGCTCAACTGGCAGCTGACCGTGCAGGCACAAGAGGCCCGCGCCGAACTGGAGCAGATGCTGACCCAGCTGCCGCTCGGCGGCGCGCAGTACCTCAAGCTGGGCTGGGACGACCGTCGCAACCGGCCGAACTTCCTTGCCGTCATGATTGACGACATGCTGCTGCCGTACGCAGCGACCAACTTCTACAGCGCGCAGCGCAAGACGCACGTCCAGTACATCACGCAGCTTGATTACCAGCAACGTGTAAAATCTGGCATGTACCGCGACATCGACCTGACGCCGCCGGGCCTTGAGCCCGAGGCCTCGCTGGCCGAGCAGGCGAACAACAAGATTGAAGGCCGTACCGACACGAGCTACAACGAGGACGGTCTGCGCACCGTCTACGAGGTGTACGCCATCACGCAGATTGAGGAGGGCGAAGACGCCTCTCCGTACATCATCACAATCGACAAGTCCTCGGGCAAGGTGCTGTCCATCTACCGCAACTGGGACGAAGAGGACGAGACGCGCGAAGAGATGACGTGGATCGTCGAGTTCCCGTTCATCCCATGGCGCGGCGCGTACCCAATCGGCCTGCCGCAGATGGTCGGCGGCCTGAGCGCTGCCGCCACCGGCGCGTTGCGTGCG